GTCCACGTCTATAAACTTTTGCTAAAGTTCCATAAGTATATCTTTTAGATGCTTTTGCTTTTTTTCTAAGCGTTGCTTTTACAGAAGCAGATAATGGTCGTCTTTTTACAGCCATTATGCTTTGGTCCTTGCCTGTAATAAAGAACGTGGAATAAAAGCACCAGATTTATATAATCTTGATACTTGTTTAATTAGACTTGCTCTTCTTGATCGTTTGCTTCCTTTTAGGCCGGACAGATACTTTTTTGGAATTCCTGTCTTTTTGTCTTTTGGAACTTTTCTTCTTTTTTTCTTTTTTGCCATTATTGTGCCGTTTCTTCGATTTGGTCGGCACTAGTGGAAAACTGACCGATTGCAGAACTTGAGCTATCAATTTCTGTATTGATTTGATTAATTGCATCATCTTCATCTACTACTGCTTTTGCAATCTGCTTGTCAATCTCTTTTGCAAACGTTTCTGATTTTACCCCACTTGCTTTTGCTAATTGCAAAAATTGTAAATCAGCTGCATAGTCTCTTAAATCAAAAGTATCTGGATAATCTATTTCTCCATCAAAAACTTTATCTTGCCACTTTGCAAATATAGACCAGATTTGCTCTTCAGCATTTTCTAGAAGATCTGCTTTTTCTGATAATCTCGCATTTAAAAGTTGGAATTCTGTTTGCAATGCTATTCCAGAATTAATTGTTTTTTCTGTGGCCCTTACAGATCCCATGTGCGTGATTCTATTTATTGCGTCAACTTTCATTCTGATAGTATTCATAATGCTATCTAGTGATTGAGAATTTGGTTGAATTATATAGGGTTTTAGTTCCCCGGCTAAATCCTCTGGCATTTCAATAATTGATCCTGCACCGGCAGACGCTTCAACATTTGGCGTTTTGACTAATGATGGATGATTTGAAAGTCTTATCAATTGTTCGATTTCAGAATAATCATTGTAAATAGATTGTTGCAATTGTGCAACATCTGAAAGATCAGATATACCAATTGCTCTTCTGCTAGACTTTTGATTATATAAAATAACAGCCGGTATCATTCCAAGAGCATTTGGTTTTTCGTCAATTAATTGTGGCTTTGAAGAAGTATATTCTTTCATATAATCCTCAACTTTGTAAGTTGTTATTTCTTCTTCTGTAAAAATTTTTAAAATAGCTGTATCATTTTGCAAACTTTCGATTACAGTAAGTTCAGTTAAATAAAACTTTCCGTTAGGTGCTCTCTCAAACTTCCAATTTGGTATATTTTCTGGTGTATATAATGAAATATAGGGTCGAATGTCTTGCTGTAATTCTTGCGCTCTTGTTTCTGTATTTGTATCTGGTTTATCAATAATCGCCCAACAATTCCCATAAACACTTGCGTGAACTTGCATTTCTTTTATTACATTTGCAAAAGATCTACCCTCTAAATCTGCATCTTTTATAAATTGCTCTAATCCCGGGTCTTCTTCAATTGATCCGTAATTTCTTGTTGGTTGAACTCTAAATAAAAAACTTGAATATATTTGCACAACATTTCGACAATGATTGTCTAATGCTGTGAATCCTAATCTTTTGACATATTCTTCATCGCTTTCAAGAACATATCTATTTAAATAAAAACCTTGTTGATAATCGTCGCCACCAAGATAAGACCGTAAATGAAAAGCCCAATTTTGCATATTTTTATCATAATCGGGATGTGTATTTGTTAAATATTCTCGAGAATATTGTGCCATTTATTTATTCAACTCCACCTTTTTGGTTCACTTGGTTTAAAATCTCTACGCAAAGGGAACATATAATCTACAAGATAACCTAACGCATCATTAAAGTGATCAAAACCACTATCTTTGTCAGGGATATTTGTCCCCTCCTTGTATATCTGTCTTTCTAAACTTTTTATTACATTCTTGCAAGAATTTAGAATGAACAATGACGGTGTGCCATTTGCGTTCTGTAATTTTGTATTTAGTGAATTTATTCTGTCTCTAACTAGTGGAGCTTTTGATTTTGCAAACACATTGAAACCGGCATTTTTTAAAATTGCTAAATCTGTCAATCCACCGGCTGAAGTTTTTCTTTGTCGTGCTGCCGGGTCTGGAAATATTTTTATATTGTAATTATATCTGTCTTTTATTTCTTGCACCATTTCAAAAGTATTTGATGACCAGATTTGAATTTCATCAATAACATAAAGATTAAAATTATCGACAACGCAAACCACAGCTGCCATCGGATCAACGTTAAAGTCTAATCCAATCCACAAAGTGTTAAAATTTTTATTGAATTCATTAATTATATTTTTGTTGCGATCAAAATTATAATAGATCATTCCAGAATAATTAACGAAACTAGCCAAATATTCTTGCTGAAAAGTGCGTTCATCTAAATCGTCTTTTGCTTGATCTATTTCTTTTTCACTTACTTGCTCACCATCTAAAGTTGAGAATTGAAAACTTTTCCATTCTTTGTCTGCCAATCCTTTTGAATAAAGATCATACGCCCAGTTTCCAAAACCACGAGGCGTGCCACAGAAAAGGGCCGATCCTAATTTATCAGACAATGTTGGTCGTAAAACTTCAAACCATGCAGACGGATGAATGTCAGCGAATTCGTCCATGCACAAAAAATCCAAACCAATTCCTCTTAATGATTGTTCATTATCTGCACCACGTAAAGCAATTGTTGATCCATTTACTAATTCTATTGATAGATCTGAATTATTTATTTTGCTAATCCAATTAACTTTATCCAATCTTTGTTTCAATTCAGACCAACAAATTGATTTTGCTTGACGATATGTTGGCGCAACATACCAAACTTTTTTATTTGGAAAGCGAGCAAATCGAGCAAGTTCTGAAATCGCTAAATATGTTTTACCAAACCTACGTCCAGATATTAAAACACGAAATCTGGTTTCGTCAGTTATAACAGTTTTCTGTGCATTTGTTAGCCCCATTGGTCAGCCATTGCTAAAGCAACACCTTCAAAAAATGTATTTCTATCTCTTGTTGATTGCCAAGTTAATTGTTTTGATTTGTTCTTTTCTGTGTGTTTATATCTGCTTGTTCCACTTGGAATATAAGTTGATTTATTTTTTACAACTTCATTTGGCATTAATGGTGGTAAATTTTTAAGCCACAATAATGTTTTTTTACTAAACTCATGACCAAATTCAAATGGTTGCACATAGTGGCTAGATCTTGGCATTTCAAAGATTGATGAGGGGGTTGGATTTTCAACGCATATTTTAGGAATAGGTGCATTTAATAAATGAAGAAAAAATCTTTTACTTTCTAATCCTTTTTTATATCTTTCTTGATTAAGTTCGCCTTTTGGAAACAAATGTCTTGCCCCGGCATTTGAAAGATATGTGCAAGGGGGATGTGCAATCATCAAATCCCAACCATTATTTAAAATATTTAAAACATTTCCTTGAATATGATTGCCTTGTTTTTCTGTTGGTAAAAGATCGCAAGACCAAGCGTCATGTCCTTTTTGCTCAAAAGCTGCCCGGACTATTCCAGAAAATTCACAAGCAATTAGAACTTTCATTAATCATAAGACCAAGGTAAAGGTTTTTCCGATTGTGTTGTTTCTATCTTATCTGCTTGTCCAAGAATATTTTTACCAAGAAATATTTGCATAGTAATATTCCCATTTTCTGCACTTCTCATTTGCAATTGTCTCAATCGAAGTTTTTGCTCTGATCTCCCTTTTGTCAGAAATTCGGAATAACTATGTCTAATAAGACTTTCATCGCAACCATAGAAGTTTGCTATTTCTATATTTGTACAACCTAATCTTGCTAAATTTTGGACGTGATTTCCGTCTATATTATATTTTTTTGGTCTTGCCATTATATCCTCTTGCCCTTGAGTGTAGGTTTGGACATTCTAGTTAAAAGTTTTTGATTTTGCAATAGTTTTGGAGCGAGGAGGTCAGAATTGCACTGCCTATCAAGAAATGGTTATTCTCGCCTTTCTAAAGCCCTCGCCTGTCCTTTATACATTCTTGCGTTCATTTTATCTAATTCGCTATAATCAAGAATGTCTAAATTAAGATTTGATTTAAAATTATCATCTAAAAATTTTATATATCTAATCTGAAATCCTTTTTTTAATTTTGCACCTTTTTCTCTTTTTGCAACTCTTTCTGCTTCTGCTTGACCATAATAAACTCGGCCCAGATATTTCTTTTGAAATCCAGAACTTTTTCTCATTGCAATATTAGATATTAAATATCCATCTGGCATTTCGTGGATTGTTGTATTTTTGTTAACGCCTACTAGTAAAAATCCACATGCTCTATATATTGTGCCATCGCCACAAGAAGTTGCATCTGCAAAAGTTAAAATCCATTTTACAAATGGGTAATGTTTTTTAATCATTTTCATTGAT